AGGCTCGACTGTCAATTCAGTTATGCTGACAGTTAATGTTGTGCTCTGGTATCCGATTACTTCTGGTCAGAAGGCAACTTCTGGCGTAAGTGCATGGCCAAATGCTAGCACGGCTGAGAATGCTGCGATTCAGAATGGCAATATAGTGGAAGAGGTTAATGCTTTCCAGTTTCCTGTCGGCACTTCAGCGGCGGTTATTGAAGCTTATTTGCTGCAATATTGGACGAACCGAAATACTCAAATTGGCGGCATCGGTCCCGGCTTATATCAGAACTTCGGATACAACGGAACTGCTTGGGTAGCCAACATCACGTAAGGTATATCAATGAGTCTGACTTTTAGCCAAGCCAATAATGCGACTTTTACGGGGGGCGGTGCTTCTAGTTTCACCTGTGCATATACTTCTTCAAATATTGCGGGAAACTTGCTTGTGGCAATTGGAACAGGAAATACATCTGTCACTAGTTTTTCTGTATCTGATAGTCAAGGTAACACTTGGGTGCAGATAGGCACATTGGAAACGGGAGTCATCAGCAAAGCCTCGATTTTTGTTTGTTATAACGCTATAGCAGGTGCTAATACCGTTACACTCACATATACGCCGGGAAACACAAATCTTAACCTAGGTTTGTTGATAGGCGAATGGGCCAACAGTGCGGCGGCCGGTTCTCTTTCTGCTGATGGAGCAGTTCAAGGACATGCACCTTCTCCTCAAACTTCAGAGGTTTTAAGTGGACTAGGAAATGCGGCTGGTTCTAAAGTAATTTGGGCTTGCAATGCTCCTAACGGTAAGTCCGACACCATTTCTGGTAATAATGGGTGTACTGTGCAAGCTAGTCCCACTGTTAGCATTAACGGGGCGTTTTGTGTGTTTGCGGATAAAGTTGGAACAGGAAATGATAGCGGTGGTATTAATACCAGCGGCGGAAGAGACTGGGTTGGTTTCATGTTCGGCGTGAAAACGTCGGCGAGCGGTGTCCCAAATTCTCTTATGATGATGGGCTGTGGTACTTAAATGGCTTTAGCATTCATTTCTGTCTACACTGAAAACTTCACGCCAGATTCCAATCCACTTAATCCTACATATTGGACAGTGGACCCAAACTACCCAGATGATACTATAGCTGCTGTTAGTGGAGTAGGTGAGATAACAAATCTCACTGATATGTATGGGACAAACTACTATAGCGGAACACCTTCTTTAGACTCTGATTGCTATATCTCATTTAAACTAGCTACATGGGAAAACTCAGACCCTAGTACCAATTTAGGGGCGTCAGTATATCTTAAGATAGATTTAGCAGACGATACAACTTATATCCTTTTTGGTATTACAAGTAAAGCAGATGATGTTGGCGGAATTACTATTGATTTCTCTAAATCGGTAAGTGGTAGTCTTACATCATTCTATTCCCAAGATAGCACAATTAACCTTAATGATGTTTATACACTTGCTGTCATTGGAAATACTGCCTACGCTTTTCGAAATGGGGTTCAACTCAGTACTGGCGATGTTTCTGATGTAAGTGGAACCACGAACGGAGAATTTGATTTAGCTATCAACGATTCGGTAGATGACGTTCAAATGGCTCAAGTAGTCGTAGGGAATGTTTCAAATCCTACTCCTTCTTCTTCTGGAAACTCAACTACAGCTATTGAAGATGGCCCCGCGATGATTTATCAGTTGGTGCACACGTAATGGCTTTAAAACTCCAAACTATAATTGTTCCGAAAGCGGAAGCTAGCTCTCTCGAAGCTGCAAAGAAAATCGCAAAGAAATTCGGCACGCTTCATACTCATCGAGAAACTTCTACAAGTTTTCGATTTCGTCAACGTCCACCTGAAGAATTCAAACCCGGGTCTTTCAGAACCAAGCATGTCGGTAAGGTAAGTCTAGTCTTTGGAGCAACCAAATAATGTCCAGTTCTTTGATATTCTTTATTCTTACAGCCTATGCTATCATTGCTTGTCTCGGAGATACTTATACAACTGAGACAGGTTTTGCTAAGGGTTATGGTGAAGGCAATCCTGTCGCGAGATTCCTTCAGAAAAAGCTTGGTGTATCGCTTTCAGCATTCGTAACAATAAGTGCATTCATCGCTACTGCTACTCTTGCTTTTAAATTGAAGCCGATTGCCGGGATTATTTATGCGGCAGCGATTGCGGCGCTTGAAACTTATATGACTATTCGAAATTATAAATTGGTGAAGTAAAGGATAAACCATGGCTAGATTTGCACAAATTTTAACGTTCGCTGGCGACAGTCCTATTGTCTTTTCGGTTTCCGCTAGCACGGCTTCTGCTGCGAAGTTCACAGGACAACATCGCATTATGGTTATTAATGCGGACCAAGATATTACAATTGACTTCGGTGGAAGCGGTGTTGCAGACCCCGGAACGTCAAACTACCGGATTCCAGCAGGACAACAGACTACATTCGACACTGGCGCTAATTCTTATTTCAAGGTCTATAACCTTGATGGGTCTAGCAGTGCGAATGTGTACGTACAGCTTCTTGAGGGGCGATAATGAGTTCAGACATCTTTCGGATGGGAGAGATGGAGAAGTTCGCAGCTTCTTTTCTCGATAAAGACAATAAAGTTATTCTGACTTGTGGTAAGCACTTTCATGCTTATGGCGATGGCAAGCCGCCTGTCTTTAGTTGTTATGATTGCCAGATGGTAGAGTTTGTAGGCTTGCTTTGTAATCTTCCCCGCGAACGTTGGGACGAAGTTATTGAGATGTTAGAATACTCTGTTCACCACATGATTGAAGCTGAAAAGCGCGGTGAACTGCAACAGATGGAATTTCTGCATAGACCTGAAGTTACTGTAGAGAAGAACTAATGGCACAAAACCCACAACCTGCTGCCGGTACCGGTGTCAGTGACATTGACAAAACGGTTGAATTGACAGCAAAGCTTAACTGGGCAAAAGCTACTCTTTCCCGTTTGCGTAACTTCCGTCGGCCTTACGACCAGCGCAGAAGCTATTTCTATCGGCAATACATTGGCCAAAGGGACCGGAGACTCTATCCTGATAACCTGACTCCGCGTTCGAATACTTTTGTTCCTTATTCTCAGTCTAACGTAGATGCGGTTGTATCTCGGACTCGGGATGCGTTCTTTAGCATTGACCCGCCTATTGAAACCCGTTCTAGGGGTGGAACAGACGAAGCTGCTGAGAACATGCAGCGGGTGTTACTGACTTGCCTCAAGCGTGCAGACTGGATGACTAAGCTGGAAGAATTCCTTACCGGCGATGCTATCTATGGCCATTATGCACTCAAGGTAGATTGGGATTGGGATTACGAGACTGTTATGGGTCCCGAACCGGTTTTTGCAATGCAGCCGGTACTTGACCCGAATACAGGTCAACCGATTATAGATGCCAACACTGGTCAGCCAAGTATGATTCCCATTACGGGAGTCACTGGTCAGCCGATTCAAATTGGCACTCAGCTTGTCACCAAGCGCGTTCCTCGCAATTGCCCGAAGCTGATTCCTATTGATATTTATGACTTTTTGATGGACCCCGATGGAGACATTCTCGCTATGTTGGTCGAGAAGCCCTACGGGCAGTTCATGCGTGAGTTTGAACAGAATCCGAAGATGTATCGCCCGGAAGCTGTTGCAGAAATCACGAAGAATATTATGAAGTACAAGAGTGAGAGCCGAGATGGTATTCTCATTCGCATCGCAGAGATTTGGGATAAGACGAAGCAAGAAGTTATTCTAATCACCAGCCCGGATGATTGGGATGCTCTGTCTTGGAAAGACCGCAGGTATCAATATCGCAATGCTAGTCTCTCTGCATACAAGAGAGATTTGTATAATGGACCTGCCATCATTCTCTATAACGGCCCGAATCCCTTTGCTCACAAACGAATTCCGATTCTACACATGCCCTATACCAAGGTTCCCGGTGATGCCTTTGGTTATGGCCTGATTGAACGCATCAGTGACTTGAATGAAGGCATCAACGTCTTCACCAACATGATTACTGATAACTGGAACATGGGTATCAATCGTCGTGTTGCATACAACACTGAGATGGATATTGACCATGAACAGTTGGACCAAGGCAACGTTCCCGGTGGAAAAGTGGCAGTCACAGGCGACCCTTCAAAGGGTATCATGCCTCTGCCAACTTTTACTCCTAATTCCAATGATTACATGATTCTCGATGTCTATCGGAGCATGATTGAGATGGCTTCAGGAGTCAGCGACTTCTATGCGAAAGGTGTAGGCTCACCAACAGGCAACCGTACATCCAGTGGCATCAGCCAAGTCATCAATGAGAGTGGATACACTTTCAAACGCTTTATTTCAAATTTCGAAATACAGATTCTACAGCCGCTTTGCGAAATAGTTGCGGCGCTCATTCAGCAATATGGCACGGATGAGATGGAGTATGAAATCACAGGACTACCGCCCGGAATCCCCAAGTACGGACGTGTCCCGCTATCTTCCTTAATCGGGAGCTATAGTTTTGATTTTGTTGGCGCTAACTACGCCACTGGCAAAGTTGTCAAGCAGCGGAATTTGATGGCGTTCTACAACATTGCCATGCAGTCTCCATACGCCAATCAGGGGGAATTCCTACGGGAAATTGCTCGCTGCATGGAGATTCCGAACCAGAACCGACTGCTCAAGCCCGACCAACAGGTTCAGGCAGAAGCGGCTCAGTCCCGACAGATGGCCTACCAAGAGGAACTCATCCGTGAGTTGCTCAAGATTGAAGGCAAGGCTCTACCAGCCGCCCTCGGTCAAGCAGGTAAAGAAGGCTCTGGCGACCAGATTGCCCAACGTGCTCAGAAAGTTCAGGGCGTGGTTGAGGATTATCTGGCTGAAACAATGGATTCAATTTTTCCACCTCACCCACCCGAAACGGGTCGTCACGTCGGCAGACCATCGCAAAGCCAACATGAAGGACAGATTCCCGGCGGTGAGGGTGGAACCGAAATGTCTAGTTTTGCGCAGCACATGGGAAGCAATGCCCTTGGTACTGCGGGAAGTGAATAACAATGCCCGATAGCGCAAGTTTAGCTGCACAGTTTATGAATGAGGGACGCGGTGGTTCTGAATCTACTTCAGTCTCCGCTGAGGTTCCTTGTCCCGTTGTTGATATGGCGCGTCCTAATGGTTTCGATGCCGCCGGCTCTGCTAAGAGCGGTGTGATTCCCGATGGCGTTTGCTACAATCCATACTCTGAAGATATGCGTGCCCCCGATTGGTACAAGAAACAGATTATGGATAATATCAAAGATGGGGACGCAGACGACGCAAAGAAATAAGGAGAGGATATGTCTTTTAGGGAGTGGGTAATTCGAGTATTAGATATTAAGCCAGAGGTTCGGGAAGTAGTTAAATATCAAGTTGTTGAAGTCCCGAATCTAAGGACCCAATCGGGGTGGAACAGAGAGATGCGGGAAACCGTTACGACTCTGAGTGCCCATCCGGGGTTCGTAGCTCTGTGTGATAGATTGGCTTTACAAGCGGCTAATCTCAAACAGAAGCTTAATTATGAACGTCATGCGAATATTAGGGATGTCGAGTTTCTTCAAAGCGGCATTTTCTGGTGCAATTGGTTGAAGCAGCAAGTTGACGCCGCTACTAATCGAGTCGCTATTGCGAAGCGTGACGCTGAGATGGAAGATGTGGAAGCTATCAAGCAGATTGAAGCTACCTACAATTTCATCGGCAATGAACAAGTTTAACCCCACAAGGGTTGTAGTTAAATCTGAAGTCCCACAAGGACCGAGGTAAGTAATGCCAGAAGATACGACTGTAGACCAAGTAGCTCCCGGTGGAATCGTCCAGTTGAACGATATGCCCGGTGGCTTTACCGATGATGCTTTCGACGCGCTGTTCTCTGCGGACGGAACCCCATCTAAACCTGCACAACAGGTTGAAACGAGAACACCCGTTTCCCAAACCCCAACTCCACAGACTGTTGCACCACAAGCGCAGCAGACCCAAGATACGCCAGTTGTCCCGCAAGCGGATGACACGTTCATCAAGGGCGAGAGGTCTGTGTATAAGACGAAGGATGCGGCTGTTGAGGGTCTTAACCAAAAAGACCAACTCATTGATACGTTACGCCAGCGATATGTATTGGCGACGGGTGTTGACCCGATTTCCGGTCAGCCTGTTGGAACGAATGGAGTTCAGCCACAGCCTCAGGTTGTGAACTACGCGCAGAACCCCAAGCAGTATATTGAAGATTTGTATAAGGCCGCGCAAGCGAGTCCTGAGCAATATGCTGCCGTTCAGAAAAAGTTCTTGCTCGATTCTCTCGGGCCAAGTGTAATTGCCGCTTCGACGGATGTTGTTCGAAATCAGGCGATTAAGACTGTGGCTTCTGAGATTCAGGATTTCAATACCTTCTACGGTAGTCAAGGCTATCAGAAGGCTTTGGAAGTTGTGCCCGAGCTTAAGAACGCTATCGCTACTGCTGAATCTGATACTCAGTTCAGTGGTCAGTTGCCGGGGCTTTATAAAGCTGCCTACCTTATCGGCAAAGGGTTGTCACTACCACAAGCTGTTGCGGCGGCTACTCAACTGTCTCAAACCCAAACCCCTTCTAGGCCAGTTCCCACTGCTACCCCTACCACCCCAACGCTGACGCCTGTCACAGGAGCAGCCAAGCCTTCATTTGGTACGATTGATGGCATCCGAGCGATTATTGCTCAGCATGAGGCTTCGGGAGCAAAACTGGACTTCTAAGAAGATTAGGATATTCCATGTTTAGTAAGCTTATTTTTGGTCTTATCGGGCTTGTCTTTGGTCTTGGTGATGATGTTATTACGGTCATCACTGGTGCTACTGGCACCCCCGGTCCTGCTGGTTCGCTTGCGAGCGACCAACAGACTTACTTTAGCGCGAAGCTGCTCGAAGTTGCGGTTCTGAAAACCGTGCTCGACCAGTTCGGCGATAAAGAACCGATTCCTTCCAATTCCAGCAAAACGATTCAGTTCAACCGTATGGAGAAGCTGTCTACGACTCTTTCTCCGGTGCAGTTGTCTGAAGGCGTGCAGCCGGATGCCGATGGACTCCAAATGTCTCAGTTTCAAGCAATTGCGGAACAGTACGGTAAGTTGCTCCGTCTGTCCGACCTTGCGGAACTCACGTCGAAGCATGACGTTGTGGGTCGAGCACTCTATATGCTCGGTCTGCACGCGGCTGAAACGTATGACATTCTTGTTTTCAACGTGTTGAATGCGGCTTCTAACGTCTATTGCCCCAACAGCAAGACGGTTTCTACGCTGACCGCGAGCGACACTTTCGGTTATACGGATATGACGCAGGTCCATGCGTCGTTGATGGATGCCGGCGCACAGATGTTCGAAGATGGGGATTATGTCCTCGTTCTCGCTCCTCAGGTACACGCTGTCCTTCAGAACGACCCTGACTTCAAGGCTTCAAACCAGTTCGGCAAGCCCGAGCGGATTTGGCGCGGTGAGGTTGATGAACTTGCGGGTTGGCGCGTGGTCAAGAGCAACGCCCCCGGTTTTGCTCCGAATACGTCTGCCACTTCTGGCTATGCCAACAAGACGTATAACTCGTTCGGTATCGCGCGGAATGCTTATCAGATTTCTGATTTGCAGAACCTCCGCGTGTATGCTGCGGCCCCCGGTGGTCAGACTGACACCTTGCAACAGTCCCGTAAGATTGGTTACAAGTTTGCTTTCAAGGCAATCATCACCAATCAAAGCTGGATTTACCGCATTGTGTCTGCTGGTCAGAACTCGGTTAACAACGCTTAATCAATTTCGGACTCAGGTACTTCACTTTGGTTTCGCCTGAGTTTGTAACCAAAAACTGGATGGGGTGGGTAACTACCACCCACCCTACTCCATTAATTTAAATCCCACAAGGATAAAGGTATCGCAATGGCTGACAACAGCGTTAAGAAAGAACAGACCTACTCTCAGCGAGTAGCTCAGAACAAAAAGATTCGAAACGAGCGCCATCAAAAGATTTGGGAAGCGCACGAAGAGTTTTGTGAGGACCAGAGCAATTGGGTCACGGTGCAGGTGCCAAGCAAGGACTTGTTTGACAAGCCTTTCGGCAATATCTCCCTTAACTTAATTGAATACGGTCCGGGCAAACATTTCGTTCGTCCCGATATCGGAGAGGCTCTAACTCAGATTCTCGCGGCTCGATACAAAGCGGATATGCGAATTTTGCGTCCCACTCAGGATAGCAAGATGGTCGAAATCATGGCTCGCGTTGGGCGTCCGGTTACTACGGCGGGAACTACGGTTCAGGAAAATGTGGTTGGGAACGATAGACTTTTCAATCCCTACCCGACTTCCTCAGACGCTCCTTATCCGATTGCTTAATATGAATCTCGCTCTACAAAGATTAGTTCTCACCGCTAATTCTACATGCGGCCAACTATTTGTAGATAACTCGCTTGAGTGCTGGACTCTAGAAGAACCATTTAAAGATGGGAATCCGGGGTCCTGCATTAAAGCAGGAACGTATAAGATAGTCCTTGCTCCATCTCCTAAGTTCCAGAATTCTTCTGATGCATGGGAAAGACAGCAGGGAAAAAGTATTTGTCATTTAGTAGATGTACCAAACAGGCAGTATATCTTAATACATTGGGGCAACACAGCCAAAGATACTGAAGGTTGTATATTGGTTGGCCACAGTCACTCTAAGGATTTTATCGGACAAAGCAGAGATGCTTATACCGAATTGAAAGGGAAGATTGACGCGGCGGTTGCAGCGGGGGAAGAACTTTCAATAATCGTGGAGGATAAACCGTGAGTTTAACCGGGGACTATACATGGGTTAAGACCCATTTGATTTTAGTGGGCATCACCGCTGGACTGGTGTTTGGCGGAGTCGAAGGGACGCTTTCCCTGATTGACAAGCATGATGCCAAGATTGCGGCTCAGTATCAGATACTAGCCGACCAAGAGATTGCACAGAATAAAACTTTGCAATCCATGATTCAAGCGCAGCAAACACAGCTTGATGCCGATAGACAAGCACTCGAAGATTTGAATTCCAAGCTGGCTCAGGCTCTAACTCAGAGAGCAATATCTGAAACGAATCTGCCCAAGGTAAATGCCAAGTTGGATGTAACGCAGACGGCGGATAAGATTGCAGCGGCGACAAATGGTAGCGCCACCCCTTCCGGGTCCTCTATCATTCTCGACCTACCGACTGCACAAACTATCTTAACTGATATTCAGTTAGTTCCTCTGCTACAGCAAGACAAGAAGGATTTGGAATCTCAGTTTCAGCAAGAGACTCAGGTTGCAGATGACTTGAGCAAGCAAATCGTCCTTGAGAAGCAATCACATGATGGCGATGTAAAGGCTCTGAAAGCCCAGATTGATGCCGATACAAAGACTATCTCTCAACTTAAGGCCGACAATAGAAAGAGTAAACTAAAGTGGTTTGGGATAGGGTACGTCGCTGGATTACTGACGAGAACGGTTTTAGGAATCTAAGCCGAGCTACTTTTGGATTCTTCCAAGGACGCCATACTTTCTTCGCAATTTTCTTTACTGGAAGTGGCTTCTATCTAGCTCTTACTGGACGTTTAACTGATTCTTACGTTCATCTTATTACAGCGTTGCAAACATTAATCTTCGCGCATAGTGCCAAAGAAGCGATTGAAGAACATTTTAAGGACAGCAATTAATGGCGTACAACGTCCAATCTATCATTGATTCAGTGTCTCAAGATTGCCGTAATCAACTCGCTTCTAAGACAGTTGGTGCAGCGCAGACGGCTCTTATTGACTACACAGACCGCATTCACAAAGAAGTTTTGCGGTGGTCTAACTGGCCTTTTATTGAGTCTATTCCCAAGTTCTTTCTAACTATTCAAGGTGCAACTGATTATTGGCTTGGTCCGGTTCCTGACCGTACTCCCGGCACTGTTCAGACAAATCTTAATATCTCTGACATGGACAAAATCCGTAAGGATAGCGTCTATGATATGTCGAACTTCCGCGAACTCAAATGGTTCCGTCAACAGCCTGTGGGTCCAGTGCTTACGCAATCTACTGGGCAATCTCGTCCCGGACAGCCGTCCGTGTGGATTCAGGATGTCTATAACAATCCAAATGTTATTTCCATCTATCCTGCCCCGCAGAACTTGAATACCTATCAACCTGTGCCTTCTACCCCCGTGTGTGACACGCAAGTAAGTGGAGCGTTGTCTGCACGGGTTTATTATATCGGAATCACTTTGGTTGATGAACTGGGCGGGGAAAGTGCTCGTTGCACTACCAATGCCAATCTCTATGTGCCGGCTAACTCTGTAGCCGTTGTGCGTTCACCGAAACTTTATTTCCCGGCTGCTTCCAATGGAGTCAAGTACGCTAGCTACAATGTGTATGCTGTGGAAGCTTCTGACTTTACCGCATCTAGCACTGACCCGCAGACCGAAACACTTCAGAATGCCAGTCCAATTCCGATTGGGACAGATTGGGTTGAACCGGATACCGGCCTTATCACAACTGGCGCTATGTGGCCAGCCGATAGCTCTATTCAACCGATTGGCGGATATGTAATCGGCTTCACCTATTTCCGCACCCGCAAGAATCTAATCACAGTGGATGATGTTCCTTTGGTCCCGGAGAAGTATCGGGATATCCTGATTAACGGTGTTAGCGCACTTGCATGGGAACTTATCGGAGATACTAACAAAGCTTTAACGTTCTTTCAGAAGTATACTGACGGATACCGTCAGATGGTCGTTGACAAGAATCTGTTTCCTGAAGGCGTGGAGTTTATTCGTCCTGATAGTGGAAGTTACGTCAACCAGCAAATTCTAGGGTATCTGCCCCCATTTTTTTAATACCTTTAGAATCAATCGTTTACAATGGAAAATAGTGATTAAATGGCTGGAATTATCTCACCTTACGAAGTCTCTGAACATACACTATCTCGCTATACGATAGCGAACTGGCGCGAAGCGGGGATTGATATCTTCACTCAACCGCCAGCCCAAAGCGAATCTTCGCTAATGCAGATTGAGAATACTCTCTCACCTTTGACGGGAGTGTTTCAACGGCGATGGGGCTATCGTACCTTTTATCCACAACTTGACACAGGCAGTGGAGACGAAGCTTAATGGGGAATCCCACACTAAAAGCTAGCAACGCCTTTCTCTATCAGAATATTGCGAATAACTCTCGCACCCTAATTGCAGTTGCGGCTGATGGGACAGGTGTTCAAAGTCTTACCAATAATGTACTTTATTGGGACGGTTCAGGGGACCCACAATCCATCTTTACTCCGAGTGCAGGTGCAAGCAATCCGCGCATGGCTTATTCGAGAGACTATGCTTTCTTCGAAGATGGCGTAGCGGCGGATTTGTATAAGTGGAACATAAATACTTCGCTGACCAAAGCGGGTATCGCGGCTCCTACTCAACCCGTTCTTGTCTCACCAAATACTCTTGGTGGTTCCCTCTCTGTTGCACTCACTTCAGTAAATAATGCTTCGGGCGGAAATACCGTTTACAATGCTACTAGCGGACTCGATGCTATTATCTCGGGTACGACTGTAACTATCTTTGGTTTTACTGCGGCCAATAACAATGGCATCTTTACTGTAGTCTCTTCCACTTCCACCACTCTAACAGTCAATAACCCAAGTGGTACATCGGCAACGGAAGATGCAACTGTCACTACTCTCAATGCCTACTATCCGTCAACCGATACAAACGGATGGAGCGCCAACCAGCATGTCGGTTCGTATGAAGGTGGAGTAGCTCAGGGCTATAGCTTTGGTCTTGGCGGCTCTGTTTCTGCTTATACCAATCCGGGCAACGTGGCTGACGGAGATGATAGCACCTATGCTTACGCAAGTGGTCAACACACTCATACTTACTATGGTTGTGTCTGGAAGTTCTCTACGGCGGGTTCTCCTCCGGCGAATGCTGTTCTAAATATTCTTAGCGAAGTTCCTCTCGATGGAACTGATGGGCAATCCGTAAATCAACGGTCTGCCGGCATTTGGTATTCGCTTGATGCAGGGAGTTCGTGGACTCAAATCTACGATGTACCGCAACGCAATAAGCAGTGGGATATTATTCCGCTGCCTGATGGACAGGACTTTGGTAACATTCGCGTCATGGCATTCTTGGATGCCCATGATGATATGTACCAAAAGATTTACTCCATCAACATCCAAGCTTCGATTCCCGGCTCGGGCCAAATCACACTTCAAGTTGGACGGAATTATTATCTAGTCTATGGGAACTCCGTTGATTCCAGCTATAGTGACGTTTCCCCAATTAGCGCATCCACAGGACCCTTAACGGGTGGGCAGGTTGAGCTAACCAACTTTCAAGCCTCCCCCGACAGCCAAGTAGACACCTATATCCTACTTGCAACGGCTGATGGCGGCGACCCAACCACTCTTTATGAAGTCGGAACCTTCCCCTCCACGACCACTCAGTTCATTGACTCTCTCGATGAGAGTGCGTTGCTGAACAAGAATATCTGGCAGGAATCCGATACCTACGGGAACGAAATTGGGGTCTATAATAATACCCCACCCCCGAACGGGTTCTTTCCTACGCTCCACAAAGGTAGACTATGGCTCGCCCTCGGTCAATACGTTTATTTCTCCAAGGGGCTATCGGACGTATTAACGTCAACCGGAATAGTCGCCGGACGGTACGAAGAATGCTGGCCAGCGTCGAACGCCCTAGATATCGCCCCCGGTTCCGAAATTGTGCGTGGAATGCTCTCGGATGGCAATACCCTCTATATCGGGACTGAACGCCATATTCGCAGAGTGCTTGGGGACGACCCAACCAACTTCTCCCCGCCGAACGTTATCTTTTCTGAAACCGGTTTGCTCAATCAAAGCACTTGGAACATCGTGTTCCGTGAAGGTACGCCGGTTGGATGTATCTGGATGACGCCGGATTTCCGCATTATCTTCAGCGATTTCAATACCTATGAAGATGTCGGAACTCCGATTCAGGCTCTCCTAAACACCGTTAACCCGGATGCTGCAACCAAATCCTTCGGCACCTTCGTCGGATACGGGCCATATAACTTCTATGTGATTATGTGCCCCACAGGTTCGAATACAAATTGCGACACGGCATTTGTCTTTGACCTACACACGAACAGATGGTACGTTTGGAAGTTTGCCGATAAGATGCTGACCGATATTTTCTATTTCAATCTCGGCGGCATTCCTCGGTGGTTACTGTTTTCTGATGATGGCACTTGCCGCTATGTTGACCCAACTCTTGTTGTGGACAAACAGAGCGAAGATGATGCCACTGATATCACAGTTACTCTTCAGACTAGCTGGCTTCATTTCGGCGACCCGAGTATGAGAAAGCTTCTCAATAGTATCGAAGTTCTCTCCTCAGACCCCGACATCACCGTTACACTTGAAGCGGCGCAAACCCAAGCTGACTTTGATAATCCGACTGTGCTTTTGGATGACGTTCCATTCACCACGGACATCTTCGGTCAGATGAAAGCTATGTGCGTGACTTCTAATACGCTAGCTCGCTTCTTCCGTATAACCTTCTCTTCAACTTCCGATGCAGTGACTAGTAAAGTTACTGACAATATTTTGGATTACTTTAGCGTCGTATTCTATCCGCTTAATCGAGTCTAATGCCTCTTAAGATTACAAATCCAAGCACTCAAGTAGCTGTTCTTAACAAGTGGGCAGATTGGATTGAACTGCAACTTAAAAAGACACAGGCTAAAGTTGCGGCTACGAATAAGACTGCTAATAATCCGGTTGTTTCTAGTGGGAGTGGCGGTCTAACTTCGGTTGTGCTTACCGCACCGCCGGAAATCACCGTCACTACTACTTCTCCCTCTTCTACTGAGCAGGACATTGAATTAAGCTGGACTGATGAAAGTCCCGGTTCGGTGTTCATGGTTCCCCCGGCGGGTTCACCCGATTTGGTTGGGAACGCTCTTAATCCTACCACCATTAACTCAACTATAGCTCAGACAATCTCTAGAGCTATTGCCGGTGGCGATGATGGATTCGCTCTCTACATAGCTACTGGGTCGTGTATCACAAGTGCGAGTACCACCCCTTCGGGTTGGACCCTCATCAAGAACATGACTTACAGCGGTTCTACTGTTGGAACCGTTGCTTATAAAGCAACAACCGGTGGAAGTTCTAGCTCTGCCACTCAAACTTTCCAAGGTGGAAGTCCTCTTCTTGGAACTGTTAACTCGGGTGTGATTCAAGCTCTATTAGCATTCAAGAATAGTGGCGGAACACCTAGCGTTATTCAGAGTAAGACTTCATCGGTTAGCGCAAGTGGAACGTCAGCCTTTACTTCTAGTGTGAGTGCAGGTAGCACACTTCTTGTTATCGGACAAACTTTTAACGTAAGCAATCCCGTTGTAGTTTCTGGAATTACGGATACTAATGGGAATAACTACTCTTTAGTATCTGGCACTCAGGCTATTGGTGGACATAGCACATCTCCTGTGTATGTTACACAGACCGTCTACATGGCATCCAATGCGGCTAGCGGTGCAACCACTGTTACCTTTGCTCTCAATGGAACTATCAGTGGTGGTATAAATGGGAACCTTACTCTTATCGAAATTAGTGCGGTAGATACTGGCGGTAATACTCCACTTTTCTCCACTCTAGTTACTAGCATGATTCCTCCGATTAATGCGGAGGGCGGCATATTCGGAAAAGTCCCCTTGTCGAATGGCGGCACTCATGCTGATTTATCCGCTACTGGCGGAGCAAGTCAAGTCCTAAAACAATCCTCTGTTGGCGCAGCTATTACAGTTGGTAAGTTAGATTACAACGATATAGCGGGTGGTAGCGGAAATCTCGCTGCCAAATACAATGGAGTCACTCTCGTTAGCCAAGGACTTGTTACAGAGCAAGGCTTAGTAGATAGCAACAATCTATCTGCTAATGTAGGCTTAACGACTATTTTCACACCATCAGCGTCAGGGTTATATAAGATTTCCGGGCGCATGATTGTAAAAACCGTTGGAACTATATCCTCGACTTTACCGGATATTCAGTTTCAATGGCAAGATGCAGACAATACAACTACACAGTCTAAGTCTTTTGTAGCAAGTAGTCCTTCAGGAAATACATTGACTACTTCAGTAGACTTTAGTTTCCCGATTTACGCTTCGGGTTCACAGGCTGTGAAATACCAAACCGGGGACTCTACTGCATATGCTTCATCTGGCGCGACTTCTATGGTCTATAGCCTACGGATAAGAGTAGAAGCCTTATAAGAGAAACTATGCAACTCAGCGAAGATAATGTTTTAGAACTCATCAAAGGACAGTCTAGAACAGAGCAAGCACTTCTAGATTTATCCGAACGTATAGACAAAGCACTTCCATTCCTCTCGGCCCAACATTCTGATTTAGAAAAACGAGTAAGAGATGTTGAGAAGAATGTTTGGACTAGTGCGGGTGGTGCGTCTGTTATTGGAGCAATTATAGGATGGGCTGTGACTCAGTTTCCAGCCTTATCTCATTTATTCAAACACTAAGGGAGTGGGTATGAATCGCATTAGATTGGCAACAGAAGAAGAAGTCAAGTCAATTCAGGATACGTCAGATTTAGATTCGACTTGTTCGGTATTGGCACTTGATACAACCAAAGGGACAGCGTTCGCAGTTCGTAGGTTTGCAACGGAGCTAGACCCCGTTATTACTCCGAATGATTGGGAACCTCGGTCTAAGATTCTGTTTTATCGGGACCTTGAAACGCATCTTTGGAGTCAGGGAGTTTTGTCGTATTACTTTAATGTGCAAGCTGAAGGGAACGATGAGTGGCTTGCTTTTCTAAAGAAGTGGGGAGCGGAAAAGGTAAGTACGGAGCCAGAATTTCGGTTTAAGAAAGTTCTCTAATGTCTACAAAGACTACAACTAGTACAAGCCAACAGTATCAATACAACCCGGCAGCGATGAGTCAATACAACTCCTTGCAGCCTACGTTCGGTAATACTATTCAGTCTGAAATCAGTGACCCATATACCAATATGTTTTTCAATAAACAATTGGGCATGGGCCGTCAAGCTATTGCGCAGCAACAGGCTTCCGCTAATAGTGCGCTCTTGCAGCGTTCTAGGGCGCTTGGTTTCGGCTCGAATTCTCCGCTAATGGCTCAGCAACTTCTTGGATTGCAGCGACAGGGTATGTCGAATCAGTCTAACCTGTATAACAATCTTTTACTTCAAGCTGGTCAATTTCGTCAACAGGCTCTTGGAATGGCAGGTTCGTATCGTCCACTTCAGACTGGTATGACTGGAACTCAAACGCAGAGTCAGAGTGGGCTTGGAACTTGGCTGCCACAACTTGTAGGTGCGGGTATTGGTGCTGCAACTATGGGTATGGGTGGTGGTATGGGTGGTAGTCTACTCGGAATGGCAGGAGCCGGCTCTAAATTTGGAGCTACAGGCGCTTCTCCTCAAATGAATGCTTTACTTTCCAACAACCTTCCACAAGCACCCCAGTATAACCTTTCCTCATACTAAGGAACTCAAATGGCGTTCGAAAACTATGGTCCGTTTGCTCCGCCGGAAACTGTAATGTCTCCGATTGGTGGAGAACTTACGGCACCGACAACGGATAAGATTAATCTAGACTCTAACGTTACGCCTATCCGAACGTTCATGGGGTCGCCTAATCTTTCGGCACAGTTTGACCAATATAAAGAGCTAGCTAATAAACTCATCTCGCCGTATAACACGATGAGTCAGAATAGCTGGCTTGCTCAAAACCACCCCGGAATTGCGGGTCTAATAGACCGTATTTCCACCGTCGCTGCATTGACTCCGGGACCGAGGGGACCCGAGGGGGTGGGCGAAGGTATCAGCCGCACTTTCCAAGGTCTATTGGGAGCACAGCAACTCACTCGTCAGAAGGCGCTTGAGTCAGCTATGTTGCCCTATCAGTTGATGATGCCTCAACTACAGGCTCAAAATTTGATGTCTGAAATTGGGGCTAGAGAATCTGAGATTCCCTATAGACATGCGATGGAACAAAGGGCGCTTGCTCAAGCTGACCGATATGAAGGCTTGATGGAGCAGGGCCATATTCAGCCTCCGCAGATTGACACTAAGGGCCAGATGTGGGTTCCGCGTACTACTAGCGGGGGAACTGTTGAACTCTGGAATCCTATTACGCATCAAAAGGCAGACCCGAATAATCCGCCACAATTTGTTGGTAAGCTTGACCGCGCTGCTCAAGAATATGGCGGTGGTGTCATGGGGCGAATTATTGCAGAAGAAACTGCGGGTATTACTGACCCTAAAGCGCGTGCAGATGCGGCTTTGAAGATTATGACAGGGTATGCTGCTTCTTCCGCTGGTGCAAGAACCGGTGCGGAGCAAAGTGCTCCACATCCTCAGGCCACAGCGCAGGAACTTGAACAGGCTGCTCGGGCAACCATTGGAAAAGGTATTAATAAACCCCGCGCTAATAACCCAATGGAGTATTTGAAGGGTGGTTTTACCACTTCTCTTGAAGATGCTAATAAGCTATATGCCTCTGACCGCGCTGCCGCAAATCAGCAACTCGCCAACCAGCAACAGTGGGTTGATTCTTATATCTCTTCTGGCGCATCCAAGAAGGGAACTTCTTTTACAGACTGGATGGCCACTCAACGAAATCACGGAGTAGCCGCCCCTTCAGTTTCTACTGCCGAAGAACCCTCAACTCCTTCTAACTCTGGCTCTAACTGGACTCCTCAATAATAAGGCTATCTAATGCCCAACGATACTCCTCAACAGACAATTCCGGGTTCGGATGTTCTGCTGGATACGCTACGTCGTTCGAATATCACGGATGACCAGCGGCAAAAAATTTGGAATGCCTATCATGTGGATGGGGACCAAGGTGCATTTGTCAAGTCTCTCAATTCCCTCGATATAGACGATGCCTCAAAGCAAACTCTATATGATATGCGTTGGAAGGGTTTTAAGAATCTTCCGACTCAAGGAACTGCTCCTAAAGCCGCTCCTGTCACAGAAGGTCCTACTCAATCGCCTTTGACTGCGCGTGAAGCGGAATGGAATGCGATTAAGAAAGGCGACCTTGCTACCGTTTGGGATATTGAAAAGCCCAGATTCACTGGTGGAGGTTTGCTTGGAATCGTTGGCGTTAAGGCCAGTCCACCGCCTAAGACAACCTATGCCACTCCGGTAGAGGACCGTCCGCTTTTTCAACCAAGCGAAAAGCTTCTTAATACAATGGGTCCTGAAGCACGGGCAGCCACAGAAATTGGCTCATCTTTCACGACTCCTGAGAACATTGCGCTTATTGCGGCAACTGGTGGAGCCGCTGCTGCTGAACTTGGCATACCTAGTTTAATCACTAAGCTTATTCAAAGTAAGTTTTCCTATGATATGCTTAAGTCGGCATACGAACAGTATGCTCCCTTTAAGCAAGCTATTGATGCGGGAGATGAGGATAAGGCCCGGTATTTCCTTGCTAAAGGTGTAATCTCTGGTGCCCTTGGTAGCCATCTTGCAACTGAAGCCGCAAGTGCTGAGCCTAGCCCCTATGCGGCCAACCAACAACCTATCCCCGTAAAAGGCAAAGTTTCAAAGATTCTTTATGGTCCGCCTATGTCGGAAGCTACTGCTCCTGCCACGGACCAACTACAACTTAACTTCTCAGGTCCACTTCCTGAGGCAACCACCCCGCACATTGAGTCGGGGCAATTGGCGTTGCGGTTTGATAAATCTCCAACCGAACCGATTCCCGAGAAGGTTGCTCAAGCGGCTATAGCACCCGAGCCGGTCAAGCCGACTGAAGTTCTTCAGCCCAAGGTTGAAGTCGCTAATCTCTCCCAAGAACAAAACGATATCATCAATCAGGCTCTTGCCAAGGATACAGCGAAGAAAGCTGCGATGAAGGTGGGTGAGAAGCTCACTGACCCAACTCATGCCGATATCGTTCAGCAAGCCGGTGGTATTTATCGCGGTAGCTTTGAGGATGGACGTGTAGAAGTCACGCTCCCTCGGTCTATGACTGAAGGGGTCCAGTCTATTCCTGACTATGGAAAGAACTGGGTTTCTGTCACGGTTCCTAAAGAGGACCTGACCGTTGAAGGCATTCAGAATCGCATGGCGGAAAAGCTGCGCGAATTTGAACCGAAGCCTCCGGTTGAGGAAGCTGCCCCCAAGGAATCTGAAGTTCCCGCAGAGCCAAAGCCTGAACCAAAGCCTGAGCCGAAACCGGTGGAACAACCTTCCACCCCATCGGGTCCCGTTAAAGCCCCTGAACTTCCTACTTGGCTACAGAACCAGATGGCTCGTTTGCCTGAGGTTCGGCGTCTTGCGGGTTTGACAAATGAACTTTCTCCTGAGCGTAAGACTGCCCTCGGCAATCTCGATAAGCTAAAGCGCGATGTTCAAGACGGTATACTTAAGTTTGTTGGCAAACTAGGTAAAACCGATGCTGCTGCATTTCGGGATGCTCAGAGTGCCAAAGCTGATAAGCTTGATGCTCAAGCTACTGAAGTCGAACGCATCATTAAACAACATCCTATTGCTCAAGCCATTCGAGAAGAACTGGCTGCCGGAACCCCTGTAAAGTCTCCCGCTGGCGGCACCATGATTGCCAATAGCGTTCATGGAGATATTCGTGTTGCGCTACATGAGTCTTTGGGTGATGTCAGCAAAGAAACCTTTGATGAAGTTGCTATTAACCAGCGAGCGAAGCTGCGTGAACAGGGTATTGACCCCGATGCAGGACTTGACGCGGATAGACAAGCCGTTGTTGATAAGGCTAAAAAGGAACTCGCTGAACTACAAGCCTATGGCAAACGCCGCTTGGCTGAACTCGCAACCAGTTATATTGAAAACAACCCCGGACGCCTTCAGGAAATTGGCGAAGAAGAACTGCAAGATGAGGCTAAGAAAGAAGCTACTCGTCAATTGCTTTCCGAAAGAGATGCTAATGGAAAGACTCTTGCGGATAAGATTAAGGGGTTACGAGAACTGATTGGCCGTACTCCTACTCGCAAAGTATATGCAAGTAAGGGTAAAGCTATTATAGATGAAGAAGGAGTCGTTCGGCATCCCGGTACGCTTGCTGAAAAGACTCTTGATATGGCCCAAAAGATTTGGGGCCGTAAACTAAATAAGATTCCTGCTTCTGCTGAATGGCAAGCGAAGG